CCTTTCTTGCCCTTTTTGGCAGCTTTCTGAATGACGCGGGCAGCGCCTGCGCCTGCCGCGAGTTTTGGGCTAACGCCCGCCAAGGCTACAAGCTCGTTTCGACGAGTTGCCTTCTTGGCTTCCTTTTGTGCTTTGGTCTTAACCATAGCTAGTTTTGATTTGTGACGTGTGTACTGGATCCCTGCACGTCGCGGCACTATACCGCTTCAACAGAGACTGTTCATGGTTGGTTACTCCGATTTATTCTCACAAGAGCGAACCCGTGCAGTCGTTCGGCAATTTCCGGACCAGAGGATCAGCGGGGCAGGACCCACCAGCACTCCCACTAAGGGGCCGGTGGAAACACTCCACGCGTCATACTCCGAACCTTAGCACGGCATTTTACACTGGTAGTAACCGTTTTGGGCTCTAAGACCAACCACCCAGTTAGATGGGCATCTCGCTATTTAACACGTACCCGGGGTCTTGTGGACATTCAAGCACCACATCAACCCCAGGATCAAGGCTCAAGCCGTCGAAGTACTCCTCGTAGGCCAGCTGTCGAGCTGGTTCCCAACCGAAGGCGCGCCAAAATGAAACGCGCGCCTCAACAGTCGGTTCCGCAAATCTCCGCCGCATGCCCTTGCTCAACCAGACCATGCCTGAGTCGAGAAATTGCGCGGCAGCGAACACCTCCTTCCCACGTCTGCTCTTCTGGACTTTGGTCTGTTCAGCAGTACGCCGGTAGAGGCGATAGAAAGCGTCCCACACTGGCACTCCGCCAGCAATTGCCTCACCGCAGTCAGCCACGGAGCCCATCCAGCCCCTAATGACAAACTCGGTAGCATGCGGTAACGTTGAAATGCAATCCTTTGCAATTGCAGTCCGCGGATCGCGGATCATCGTCCACCTGGTGCCATCAAACACCGGGTGAGTCTGGCAGAACTCGATCTGCTCAAACTCCCGCACCACCCCCCCCAGCTTCATCGTGAAGCCAAGCCGGAGAAAGTGCTCCTCATAGGTTCCCACTACAACTAACAAGTCAGCCTCTTCAATGATGAGAACACTGTCATCACCATCGTCGTAAAGCTCAAAATCGATACCAAGGTCTAGCATCCAGTCAGCGATCATCAAACACATCAGCAAAACATTGCCGAGTGCCGTGTTCATATCGCCAGAACAACGCCCACCGGTCTTCCGGAATTTGACACAACCATCAGCCGTCCGACCATAGAACAAGGTGAACAACTGGAGTGCCAGCAACCAACGCAATCTGTCGCGATTGGTCGCCCGGTAGCATCGAAGATAAACTTCGTGCTCTGCCCGTAGAGCGTGTGTACTGACGTGCTGATCGAAGCGTTTGGCGTCGAATAGCAAGGCAACAGGCCGCTTGAACCGCAGCCACTTGCGGCGCAGGAGTTTGGCCCTGCGCCCGAAGTTGTGGGACTTCGCGACCGTGTCGAAAACACAGCCCAAGCCCTGAAAAAGGAGGTCGATTGCGTGATATAGCCTATGCTCCAGAGGCTTCAAAAACACGCCGACTTCCACGTTGTATCTTGGATCCCGCGGCTGGATTAGCCGCGGCGCAGGGTCAATCTTGGTGCCACTCTTGGCAAACAGGACCAACAGCTGGAGAAAGTTTCCGAGGGCCTC